CCCTTCCTTTCTCTAAAGCTAATTAACAACTATTTCTTTAAAAATTTAGCCATAGCTGCTTTTCTTGCTTCTTTGGTTCCGGATAACGATTTCAAGTTAGCCAATGTTACTTTCTTAGCCATAACCTTCGAAACAACATCTTCTACTTCCGGAAGCTCTTCTGCGTCATCAAAAGAAACTTCTTCGGTTTCTTCTTCTGCCGGCTCTTCACCTTCTGATTCAATCGGCTCTTCAATTTCATCAACTTCTTCAGTTTCTTCAATTGGAGCTTCTTCTTCATCCGGAGCTTCTTCCAAAATCTCGTCAATTACATCGTCTGACAAAACTTCTTCTGCCGGAGCTTGTTCAACAGTAGGATCTAAACTCTGATTTGAGTCATCCAGATACTCAATTAACTCTTCCGAGTCACCTTCGTCCATAGCACGAACGAAAAGTTTTACAGCATCTCTCTTTTGTCCCTTGTTGTAATAAGCCTTAGCTAAAACTAAAAGGTCTGCTGCAATATTATAATTTTTCATCATATTACATTTTCCTTTTCTAAAAAGTTTTAACTAAAATTAAGCTCTCTTACCTTTAACAATTGAGCGAGCGTTGTGAACCAACAAAGCAATGGTTTCAACCAAGTACCAACCGCGAGCATTAACGCCTTCATAAGCGCCATCCAATTCGGTTGATTCAACCGGACCACGATCAGCAAATCCACCATGATATTCCGGAGCAGAAATGATATAAACATCACCTTGATCCAAAACTTTCAAAGTCGGAGCACGGAAAGCATCCGTAATGATTGACATACCAAGCAACGAACCAATGTTACCAGTATTAACAATTTCATACTGGCTAACCGGATCAAACCAGCTAGAGAAGTTCGTTCCTAACAGGTCATCCATAACGTCAGAAGCAGCAATAATTGTAGCTGCCGGCAAGTTATGAGCAACAATTGAGTTACGCATAATAGCCAACGTATCCGGAGTTAAACCACCAACCAAAGTATTAATCGGGTTAGCAGCACCAGCAATTGTGTCTACAGAAGATTTCCATAAACGATCTTCTGCAACTTGAATTGCTTCCTGACCTTCTTGCAATTTTTCATTTAAAATATCACCAGTTGTGCGGTCAATTTCTTGCTTATGAATATAAACTCTATGAGCAATATCAACTGCAACTGGATAATAATGCTTATCTCTCAAGAATACAGCTTGAACTTGAGAAGAAGAAACAGCAGTAACAGCAACTGAATTCGGGAATTTAACATCCATACGAATATCTGCTCCTTGTTGTGTTTCAACTTTCTTCAAAAGTCTACGAGCAAAACCCTGACGATTAGCTACTTCATATAATTCACCAGCCAAAGCAGCACCAAGAGCAGCAAATTTGTTTGATGTCTTATCCTTATAAGCAGCAACAACTTCATTATGAATTTCTTCCAAAGATTCTGGAGCTTTTGTATTAACAACATTCATAGCAGCCAAGATCTTCTTAGCCAATTCTCTTTTGCTAGAAGCATTGATTTCACCAGTACGGGTATCTCCAAAACGTTCTTGAGAACCGCGGAATTTAATATTTTCAATATTAGCCATCTTAGATTCTCCTTATTACAGTAATTGTAAAATCAAGTATTCTGATTTAATGCCCGGAGCAGCCAATACGCGAGCATTAGCAACTACAGCACCATCACCACCAATGGTGAATTTACCATCAGCATTTACTTTAACTTCAGCAGAGTCAGCAGAAGTCCAGTCAGCAGCTACATCATATTGGTCTGTAGCAACTTGACCTTGGTGAATAACACCAATTGTTCCTGACAATTCGCTGAGCTGGAATCCACCAGGATAACCATCACCAGCAATGAAACGAGCTTCATTTACAGTTGGTTCATAAGAATACAAAATAACGTAATCTTTACCAGCATCATCAGCAACGAATTCAATTAAATTGTCTTCTGATGTATATTTAGGGGCATTAACAGCAGCAGAACCAGTATCAACAGATACAGTAGCTTTAGCGCCATCAGCAGTAGCACCTAATTTATTTCCTAACGGTCTGTGAGGCAAAGCAATCTTCAAAGCTCTAGCATCAACAGTAATTTTATAGGCTTCTGTCAAATAAGTCGGACGAACGAAACCAGCAAAAGCAACACCAACAAACTTATCGGTAGCAGCACCAGTCGGCAGACCAACTTTTCCCAAGCCATCTTCCATTTTCAATACAAGTGGAGAGCCTTCAACAATACTAGTAGCATTTGCGTCGTTAGCAATCAACTTTTCTGTGTATTGAAAATAACGAGTTTGATCTAAACTTAACACGGTATTTTCTCCATTTTTAATTTAAATTAAAAACCAATATTATAAAAAGATAAGTATTCT